ACAGCAAGCAGAATCCGCTGGTGCGGAAGGCAAACATGGACGCCTTCAAGGCGGGGGACGCCAAGATCATCATCAACGTGGGCGTGCTGTCGTGCGGGTGGGATCACCCGGAGGTCCGCAACATATTTTTCGCTTCTCCGCAGCGCTCGCTCTCACGCTATGAGCAGCGTCTCGGTCGAGGCACCCGCCCGCTTCCGGGCGTACTGCATCACGACATGACTCGCGACGAGCGGCTCGCCGCTATCGCATCCAGCGACAAGCCGACGTTTCACGTCTACGACATCACCGACAGCAGCCGCAGCCACCAGATCCTCAATGCTCTCGACGTGCTGGACGCCAAGACTCGCAAGTCGAAGGCCCGCCGTGATCGCACGGCATCCGCTCTGGGGAGCGACGGCGTCAGTGCCGTCGATGCCATTGCCGCACAGGATGCTCACGACCTCGCGGAGTTGGAGGCCAAGACGGCGGAACTGATCGAGAAGCGCAAGCGACTCATCGTCGGCGTCACGTTCGACCACACGACTCGCGACCTGTTCGCCGCCCCGACCGGCCCGAAGAAGCGTGGCTGGCGGATGCTGTACGGCAAGTATCAAGGCATTCCGCTCACCGACATTCCCGCTGACTACCTGTCGTGGGTTCTCAACAGCACAAAAAAGGACAGCGCTTTCAAGTCTGCGGTCCGCCGCGAGTTGGTCGAGCGCCAGAAGAAGGAGTCGAAGCAGTAGGGCGATTCACACGCTGTTCATTTTCTCGTACCGCACAGCGTCCGAAATCAAAACGGTCGAGCCTAAACAAACCACCTTGAACTTGATCGGGTGGCTGGGTGATGGCAGCACGAAATCCGGGCAACGGGCAGGTACTTGATCCTGCATGGACGCTACGTCCCGGTGGTTTGCTGAGACGAGGGCCAAATAAGGCTGACCATCGCCACCTCACATGAGGTTGCTGACGCAGGGCACGGTGGCCCTTCTCAGCACGGAAGCGGTGCGCGTACAGGGAGCGACGATGGCGAAGGACTTGGTGTTGTTTCGGTACACGGACTCCAACAACCGGCGGCTGGCCGCGCTGTGCAGGCCAGCGGAAGGCGTGGAGACGTTGCGAAAACTTATTGGCGACGATTCGGAGGGAGACGCCGAATGGTTCAGCCAGCCGCACGAGTCCGCAATCGTGATCGACACGAACGGTGCGGTGGTCATTACGTCCGCAGAGGACATAGCGAATCTGTGCATGTGGTTTGCGATGGCATCACAGTGGCTGAAGACACACGGAGGTTGACATGGGCACGTTCATGGCGTCGGCATTGAGCAAGTTGTTCAAGGAGAACGAAGACCTGCTCAGGGACGCACGAATCATCGGGGCGATTGCAGAACAGGCTCGGACGTACAAGGAACGCATCACCACTCTTCCGAGAGGTGAAGGCACTGACATCGTTTTCCAGTGGCGCATTGAACTGAGGACCATGCAGGACTTGGACGACTTCAATGCCGCAGTCTGTTCGCTCATGGAAAGCGTGGAGAAATGAGTAATGAAGTGCTGTCGCAGTTCGCAGACGAGTTCCCGTACTGCGCCGTGTGCTGGGCAAGAGACGTGCCGTTGCACATCCACCACATTCAACAAGGTGCGGGGCGGGTCCACGACCGGCGTTGCCTGCTCCGTCTCTGCATGTATTGCCATGAGGGGCTGCACAGCGGAGGCAAGCATGACCTCAAGAAGCCTGTATGCCTCACGGCGAAGCGAGAGGTCGATGACGCCAACTACGACCCTGCGTATCTGGCTTCGCTCCGTCTCAAGAAGCATCTGGGGTATGGGCCGGGACGCTATCCGTTCCGCGTCTTCATGTGGCGAGAGCGGAACGGAACACCACCGGAGATAGAGCGCATGGCAATCAACAGCAGGCAGAAGGGGAAGCGTGGCGAGTTGGAGGCGGCGCACGAATGGAACCGCCACCTTCCGCAGGCTCACGCCCGCCGTTCGCAGCAGCACAGCGGCACTGAATCTGCCAGCGATCTCATTGCTCCGGGTACGCCGCACCTCTGGCTGGAGGTAAAGCGTGTCGAGCGTGGGCTGAATCTCCACGCTGTGATGGAGAAGTCGAGGGAGCAGTGTGGCGACCTGTGCCCGGTGGTGCTGCATCGGCAGAACGAGCAGGAGTGGTTGGTCACGTTCCCGCTGGAGCAGATCAAGCGGTTCGTCCAGCAGGTGCAGGGAGCCATGTGATGGCAGAGGACCACTCGTTTCTCATCAACGGCGTGCGATGGCTGTGGCGATACACCCGCCTCAAGGGGCTGGCTATTGGCTGGACGTACATGCCTGACCCGAAGAATCAGTCGGTGCGCAAGAAGGTGCTGATTGACGAGAGGCTTAAGGGTCGCGCTCGCCTCAATACGGAGATTCACGAGTTCCTGCACGCCGCCAACCCCACGCACAGCGAAGAGCATGTCACGCAGCAGGGGGATGATCTCACGCGAATCCTGTGGACGCTCGGCTACCGACGCAAGGAGGACTGATGGACGTTCGTCTGGAGTGGTTTGAGGTGAGTCGTGCCGCCCTTGTAGGCGTGTCTCGCAACGTCGAGGCATTGCGGAAGGGGTGTCAGAACAGGCTTCCGATCAATGACGAGTGGAGCATTCATGTGCTTGGTGCGTTGGGCGAGTGCGCCTTTGCGAAGGCGACCAACCGCTACTGGAGCGGCAGCGTCAACACTTTCAAGGCGGCGGACGTGGGCGACAACATTCAAATCCGCACGCGATCAAAGCATTCGTACGACCTTATCGTGCGTGACGGCGACAAGGACGACGATGTGTACGTCCTCATTACTGGAGGCCCATCCGAGTTCACGCTGCACGGCTGGATGCGGTGCGGTGACGCGAAGCAGCCTCGCTACAGGGCCAACTACGGCAACTACGGCGAGGCGTATTTCGTTCCGAAGAGTGCGCTACATCCCATCGACCCTCTCATCTGCAAGGAGTGCTGATATGAGAACCATGAGTCCGACGATGATGCAGACGTTCACCGGCAAGGTCATCGACCTCGATGACTTCCGAGAGGAAGACGTGCGATTGGCAGACATCTCGCACGCCCTGTCCCTCATCAACCGCTTCACCGGGCACAGCAAGTGCCCGTACAGCGTGGCCCAGCACAGCGTCATGGTTAGCAAGATCGTGGGGCCGCCTCACGCGATGTGGGGTTTGCTCCACGACGCGAGCGAGGCGTACTTGGGTGACGTTGCCACGCCGCTCAAGAACATGCTGCCCCAGTATCGAGAGTTGGAGGAACACATTCAGCGAACTATCGCCCGCAAGTTCGGCCTGTGCTGGCCGATGCCGAAGGCCGTGAAAGCGGCAGACGTGCGTGCGCTCATGGCAGAGAAACGAGACTTGCTCACTGTCGATCACGATTGGGGAATCGACGTTGAGCCGATGGCTGGCCCAATCCTGCCGTACTGCTGGCAGCAAGCGAAGCAGTTGTTTGAGGAACGCTACAAGGAGATTGCAACGTGGTAAGCAAGGTAACTGAGGAGTCGTCCGTCCGGTATTCCAGTGGTGCCGTGCGGTCGAGCGATGCGGAGGCAACGAGGTACGACCTCATCAGTCCCATCGGGCTGGCGGCAGTGGCGGCTGCGTGTGCAGAGGGTGCCGCCCGCTACGGCGACTACAACTGGGAGAAGGGGATGCCAGCCAACGACATGCTCAATCATGCCATTCGGCATCTGTACATGTTCCTGAGCGGCGACCGATCTGAAGACCATTTGGGGCATAGCGCTTGGAACGTCATCGCGGCGATCCACTCGCTTGAGGTGTGGCCGCACCTCAACGAGGGCACTCTTCGATCCGGCTATTGCGAGGCACCAACGAAATAGATGATTGCCCACGTCGTCACGGACTACGACGACGAGAACATTGTTGAGGACTGCGAAACTGGATGGACCCGGTTTTGCAGGGAGGTTCTCGTTCGGACCTACTACCACATGAGCGACCTGTGCAGGCGTCACCGCCGCATGGGTCGGTTCGGGATGCAGCCCACTTGCCGCAAGGAGTGGGAGAGCCTGCGTCGAGGTATCGCCGCCTATCGGTGGGTTGTGAACGGGACTGGCGGCGAGTTCACATTCGACCAGACCTGTCGCGATGCAGGGCTGGACCCCGCCATTCTGCGGCGGAAGTTGCTGTCCCAGTGCCAGCCGCGAAGGGACATAAATCTACTGGTGGACTGGGTTGTGCGGCACGAAAAGGCCCACGAATCCAAGCGCCGCCGAGACGTTGTCGAGGTGGAAGAGGGGTTCGATCTGGTGTCCGCCGTCCGGGAGTTTCGCCTGCTGAACGCAAACAAGAGCGGCAGGCGTGGCGCTCAGACTCACGCCGTCTGTCGGCAGGGGGGAACGGAATGATTTCTGTGGTGCTGATCGCAGCCGCTGCGGCTCTCTACTTTGGGGTAGATGCAGCCAAACTCAAGGCATTTGCGGAGGCCGTGAAGGCTCGGTTCGACCCGCGAATGGCGTTGGCGATAGGGCTGCTGGCTCTTGCCGTCCTTGCCTTGCCGTCATGGGGAAGGCGGGACGACACGCCGACCCCCGCTCCTGACGTTGGTCCGCTGTCACTCAAAGGCGACTTTCGTGGCGAGACGGCAAGTTCCGACGCCTCAACGGTAGGCAATCTCCTGCTGGAACTGGCGGACGAGATCGAATGGGACGGGTCGCAGAGTGAGCCATCCTTTGTGACTGGCTCGCAGATCGACCAACTCCGCAAGGCGGCTCGTGTGATGCGGTGCAGGGGGGAAAGCATTGGCGACCGCCAGCCGGTGGCCCGCGACAAGATCGCCTCCTATCTGGAGTCGCACGTCGGCACGGACGGCGGACCGCTGACGCCAGAGACTCGTGCCTTGTGGGTCAGTGCGTTCCGGGACGTTGGGAGGGCAGCAAGTGAAGCCTCGCAGTGAAACCTCGTGGACATTCTCGGCTGTCGCCTTTGTTGTATTTGCCGCTGCTCTTGGCACATTAGTCAGTCGATACGTCGGATTCCTTGCTGACCGTGTCGAGACGAACTTCGGCTATCAGCCAAACCCAGCGGCGACAGCGGAGTTCCTGAGCGAACTTGACCAGCCGCGATTCGCACAGGCTGGCAAGGAGTGCATGGAGAACGTGGTCAAGCAGGACACGTTCTTGTACCGCTACGCCGACGAGGCTCACCGGGCCGTCTACGGCAAGCCGTTCACCGCGTGGGATCAAGGCTCCGCTGGCACCTGTGTGTCCTTTGGCTGGGGCGTCGGGAGTTACATAGGACAGGCGGTGTCATGGAAGCAGGGGGAGTTGCCCGCTCCGCCGAAGTTGGTGGCGACGGAACCCATCTATGGCGGTAGCCGTACTTTTGCGAGGCTTCCTCCGGTCACGTTCGCGGGGTATAGCGACGGCAGTTACGGAGCGGCTGCTGCCCGATGGGTTGCAGGCAAGTGCAAAGATCCTGCGGTGGGCGGGATCCTGTACCGCGAGGTGGTCGGCAAGTTTGACCTGAGCCGCTACTCGATTGATCGCTCCCGAGAGTGGGGAGCGTATGGCCCGCCCCGTGAGATCGCCACCGCTGCCGCTGCTCATCGAGCGTTGGCGGTTGCGCAGGTCACAACGTGGGACGAGTTGGTCGCTGCCATCACGTCTGGTTACTGCGTCCCAATCTGTTCGGACGTTGGCTTCGCAGCGACGAAGGTCAGGGACAAAGACGGCTTTCTCCCAAGAGGTGGGCAATGGTCGCATTGCATGTGCTGCATTTCTGTGCGCTTTGCAGACGGTCCTGGCAAGCGAGACGGTGCCCTCGTTCTCAATAGTTGGAACACGACGTGGGTCACGGGTCCGAAGTGGCCGAGTGACCAGCCGGATGGTTCGTTCTGGGCGAGCCGCGCCGACATTGAAGCGATCCTGCGTCAGGGGGATTCGTTCGCAATCGGTGGAGTGTCAGGGTTTCCATGGAGAAAACTGGAGCATAAGGAATGGATGTCGCCGTCTCCCCCGCAGGCATCACGCCGCGAGTCGATGGTCAATCACGCACTGGCACTGTGACTCGCACAGCGTTCGTTGGTGCCTGCCTCGCCTGCCTTGTCGCCGGGTATCTGATCGCGTGCGCACCGGGCTTCGATCCTCTCAATCCTTTTCAGCCGAAGCATGACAGGCCAGTGGTGAGATTCCTCCAGCGGCTGGCGAAGTTCGGGCTGTGGGTTGCCGTGTTCGCGGACCCGCCACCCAAGCAAGACAGGGTGTATCGAGAGACTGGATCAGTGTGTCACATGGAGGGATGGTAATGATTGGAATCATCATCTGGCTTGTGTTTGGTTGGATCGCTGGCACGGTGGCGGAGTGGCTCTGGCCTCCTGCCGCGCCGCGTTCTCGGTTCGTGACCA